CTCTCTTCTTGCCATACTGTTTCTTCATGGATTTCATAATTTTCTTACCTTTTTTGTTTAGTGGCATTAATTATCCTCCGTCACTATCGCTGCTTGCTGTACTCCGGTCTTTGCAAGGCTTACTCCAGCACGTAATTTTGCTAAATCTTCGTTCTGTTCTAATTTTTTGTCAAAATTATCTTTTGTTTGCATTAATTTTGCTCTGTTTAGGTCCATTTGTGCTTGATCTGCCATTTTTTTACGTTCATTTTCCATCGCACGTAAGTCAACTTCTCTAGATTTTAGTTTTAGAAGCGGATCAGCATCAAATTGTGACGTAATTTCTTTTTCTTCTTTTGCAAAATCAGCAGTTAGCTCTGCAATTAACACAGATTTTCTTGCTTCAATGTCTTGTGACAATTTTTGAAGCGCTTGTTGTGCTTGTGGGTCTTGCTGTGCCTGCATTTGTAACATTTGTATCTGTTGTAGTTGTTCTGCAAACTCTAATTCTACCTGTTCTTGTGCCATCAAACTGATGTGTTCTAAAATATTTTTTTGAACTGCACCCATAACCATAGGATTATTACGAACAATGTTAGTAGACATAAAATTTAAGTGAGCTGTAACATGTGCTCTGTGGTCTTGCCCTCTAAAAGCTTGAAAAGGTTTACCACCCAAAGCATTTATGTGTTCGAGTGCAGGATCCATAGGCTGCATTGGCGCTGGTGGCGGCAACACTTGATCTATATTTTTAACTCCTAACGCTTCATACATTTTTCTGTAAGCAGCGTATAAATTATGTATTTGTGGATTAGATGTTGCAAGTTGTAATTCTGTTTGTGCCATCGTAATTCTTTGAGCCATAGAAAATATATTTGGATCTGCAACAGGAAGTATATCTACTCTGTCATCAAAGTCAGTTTGTTTTACTTCTCTTCTGCCACCAACAACATCAAATGGATAAACTGGTGGTAAATATGTTTTAAACACTTTTGAAAGTAACTTAAATTCTTGTCTCATGCCCACGTATAATCTTTTGTGTATTGCGGACATGACTCTTGATCCACGCTCTAATAACGCAACAGTGGTTCCAACAGCTGCTGCTTGATTACCGTCACCCACTTGCATATCAGCAATAGCCGCGAACCTCTGACCAGCTCCTACCACTATACCCATAAGTTGTAATAGTGTTGCTGATGGTTCTTTGTATGGTAATGGAAAGAATGCATCACGTAAGCTACCACCTGGTGCATCAACATCTTTAAACTCACCTGGTTGTATTGGTGCTGCTTCATCTCTAACTCTTACACCTCTTTGTTTAAATCCTGCCGGTAAATTAGATAATGTTCCTGCATCCAATAATTGACGGAGAGCAGCCGTTGCAGTTCTGCTTAATCCGCCAATCATGTGGATTAATCCAAATCCATAAAATCCTAGTCCTGGCAGAAATTTAAAATGAACAAAATAATGGATCTTATTTCTTTTTGGATCAGTCGGTTGGTAGTTACGTCTAATAGATAAAACTTTTCTAGAACCTTCATCTACTGTAACTACGTAAGGTAATTTTATTCCTGTTGGATTTAATTCATCGTCTTTATCTTCAAACCCTTCAAGATCTAAATTTACATGACACTCTAATAAATTATAAATTGGTTCTTGTTTTCCAGTTTTTTTAGTGCCATCTAATTCTTTTTCTTTTTTTTCAACATCGTCTTTTTGAACAGAGCCTGGAGGTCCTAAATCTATATCAGAATAAAAACCAGCTACTTGTTGTTTTCGTAACTCATTTTCTGACATCTTCATAGTTTGTATAATAGACTCTGCATCGTTTAAAGATGTTGCAGAATATGGAACTACTAAATCATCAGCTGGTACAAATTTAGATACAGCTCTTTCTAATAAATCATCGTAGTAAACTTTTTTAAATGTAGAACCTGCAAGTGGTAAATGAAATAACATTTGATCAAACTCTGGTTCATACTCCTCCATTTTCTCCATCAACTCGTAGTTCATGTAATCTTTAACACGTTGTGCTTGTGCTTCTTTCTCTTGATCTGGTCTTCCAACTATTTGTGTTCTAACAGGTCCTTCTGATGGTAATAATTCTTTGTAAGCTCCAGCTTGAAACTGTGTTACTGCTTCTGCTAACACTGGGTGTGTTGCACCAGAAGCTCCTTGAAATGGTTCTGTTCTGTTTTCGTATTTAAATCCTAAAAGATCTAAACCTTGTATATAAGATTGTTCCCAATCTTTTCTTGATGCTTTGTAGTCTAAATAATTTTGTGTAAGTTCTTGACCAATTGGTTCTAAAACATCTTCTGGTAATAGTTCTGCTAAGTTATCAAAGTGATTTGATTGACCTTCTATGTTAACTTTACTAGGATCAAAGTTTACTTCAACACCACCGTCTTCTAAAGGATTAACTTCAACACCAGGATCAGATGCCTCTTCAGCTTTTTTCTGTTCTATTTCTATTTCCTCTTGAGGATCAACCTCTATTGATGTTTTTACGTTTGGTAACGTTTTGTCTATATCTGCCATTTATATTCTCCGAAGTTATTGTTTTAACCTGTTTTAAGGGAACATTCAACCCCTGTGGATTGGGTCCTCTTTTAGGGGGTACTGTTCTAGTTAGTCGTTTGTAAGTCATCTATCAATAATTTTTTAATATTTTCTGGAAAAGCATCTACATTATAACCGGCTGCCTCAAGCTCAGACCTTTTTAGTTGATTTGGCATTAACTCTATGATCTCTTCAATAGAATCTAAACCAGGTTCTACATCTTTCATTTTACCATCGTCATATGGATCAGGTCTTGTAGTAAATTCTTCATACTCATCAGGTGTTCTAACTGGTTTACCATCTTTACCTATTATAAACTCACCTGGTTTGTATGTAATAGTTTCCTCTGAAAGAGTTCCATCTAGAACATCATAACCTGTATCCACCATGCCTTCTTTTGTTTTTTGAATACTAATTTCTCCTGTCGATGTATTTTCTCTCATAATATAATTTTCAAATTGCATATTATTCTCGACTCTTGGATCAAATTCAGGCTCAAGAGTTCTACCGCTTTTTTTAATTTTTTTAACAAGTTCAAAGAAATATGGAGGAACGCCACCAGTTGTTGCAGTTTGTTCAACTGTTGGTCTTACAACTTTTGTTGCTTTCATAAACTCGTCTCCAAACCCTAACATTTTAGCAATAACTAAACTCGCTCCTGCTCCTGCAGTTTTCATAAAATCTCTTCTACTAATTCCGTTTTTATCTAAAACATCGTTAACTTCTTTTTCTAATAATTCTTTTGTCGTATTATCTACAGGTAGTTTTCTTGCTTTTGCATAAGCTTTTATTAATTTTAAACCAGGAAATATTGGCGCTGTAAACTCCATACCAAGTGTTGCTGTATCAGCCAATACTTTTGGACCTGCAGTTGTTCTTCTATCCATCATTTTTTGTTCTTCCATTTTAATTAAATCGTCAAGTCCTGTTGCTTTTGAAATACCTTCAGTCATTTCTGTGCCAACTAAATTATCTAAGAACTCTGAAAAAATACCTGTGCCTTTTATTTTTCTTGATTTAGGCATTTGATCGTAATCTTGAACATAACCTGTGCCTGTTTTACTTTCTATTTTAAAAGCAGGTTTTGTTGTAATGTCACCGATTAATTTACCAACAGCAGGTAAAACTCTCAGACCAAACTCACCAATACGAATACCAGTTTTAGTTAATCTGTCTGCATAGTATGGATAGTTTCTAGGATCTATCATATCGTTTAGTATCTCTATTGGATTCATAGTTTCTCTAAATGTAGTTGGTTTTGGTAAATCTGCATCAGGGTTCAAGAAAAAATATTCTAGTTCTTTTGCAAACTCATCACTGCTCATGCCTGTTGCACCACCGTCAGAAAATCCTGCACGGCCACCCTCTGCTGCTTGAAAAGGATCTATGTCTGGTTGTTCACCTGCTTCCATGTTTGAAAGTTTTTCTCTTAATTCAGACGCAAAAGGTTCGTCTTGATCTATACCTGTTATACCTTCTAAAAAATCTTTAAATTTTCCTTGACGCTCCTGAGCTCTTTCAAAAGTTTTATCTGGATCTTGCATATCTTGTGCTATCGCTAATGGTATGTTTACAGTTTTACCAATAAGCGGATCTTTTAATAAATAAGATCCTGCACTAGCTAGAGACTCTGTTAATGGAAGACCTGCAAACATACTTAAAGTAAAATCTACCGGACTTAATACAACAGCTCCACCAGGCACTCTACTTGTCAAAGATCTAAAATTATCCATTTTAGATTTTATAGCTTGTGCCTCTCCTCTAAAAGTTCCTGTTTTTTCTTTTATAGTTTCTGTTGGACTTTTTATTTTAAAATCAGGATCTGCAGCTTTTCTATTTAAAATTCTTTCTGCATATTTTTTATATCTTTTTACGTTATCAACAAAACTTAAGTTTTGACCTCTACCAATTGCATCTATTTCATTTTGAGTTAAACCTTTTATTTGACCTGATACGTTTGCTTTTTGAGTTGATATAACTAATTTTTTTAAAGGATTAGTTTCTACTTCATCTAAATGATCTATGACTAATTTATCTCCACCTTCTTGAAGAGCTTTATTTAATGTTATTGTTTTATCTGGATTACGGGGGTCATCTATTTTTAAATTTTTTAATTTTTCAATATCATTATACACAGTGGCTGCTTCTTTAAATAATGGATTATTTAAATCCATGTTTCTATACGTAATAATTTTATTTGTATTTAAATCTCTAAATTTAACAGTGGCTATTGTATCTCCCCCAATATGTTTAAATAAATTTCCACCATTTTCTACGTGTCGTCCTAGTTGTGCAAGAATATAACTTTTAGCATCAAAAGATCTTGTTCCACCTTCAAAAATACTTGTTCTTGCGGCTGTGGCCAAAGGATAATTTTTTGTCATATTATTAAAAGTTTTAGTGGTTGTTTCACTAATTTTTTGTATATCCTCTGTTGTATATTTTTTTCGTGGTTGAGATATTCTAGAATTTATGGCTCTTAATTTAGGGAGTAATTTATCAAATCTTTTTTTATTTGCCTCAGTTAAAAATTTTTTAATGTTTTGTGTTGTTCCTCTAGATTCAGATCCTAAAGCTAAAATAGGTAGGTCACCTCTATTTACATCTAAAACTAATTTATTAAATTTTGTTTTATCAGTTTGTGTTGTTTTTAATTGTTCACCACCTTTTATAAGTTTATCATAATCGTCACCTAAAGCTTTTTTAATTCTTTTTTCTGTTTTAACATCTCTTCCTGTTTCTGTTTCAGTGGGATCACCAAACATTTCTACAAGATCAGATAAAAAAAGTTTTGATGGACCACCTTGAGATTTAACATATGATTTAATATCCGATAAAGATTTTGTATATTCTTTTGAATAACCTGTAAAACGAGCTCTTCCGGCTCTTACCAAAGAATCTAAATCTTCATTTATAAATCTTTGAGCATCACTCTTTGTTGAAAATACAGCTTGCTCTCCTGACTTACCTAAATAACCTGGAGTGTTGGTAGGAACTGTTGCATTTGTTCTAACACCAAACATACCTCTAAATTCTAAAGGTGTTCTTGAACCACCTACAATTAATTTAGGTTCTACAAAACCAGTTCTATTTCCATAATCCTCACCAGAGATAACACCGCCTCCAATCATGCCCCCTTGTGCTCTGTTGTCTCGCATAAATCTATTAAATAATTCTCTCTCTTCAACATCTGGTCTAATCGGTGGCTGTGGTGCCTCGCTTGCTCTAAACACACCTGGTATCTTTAATAGTTTTTCAAACTCTTCGTCATTCAACGCAAGTTTATTACCAAGACTTGTATCTTCATCATCTACAAACGTATTACGTATGGGATCAAATATATAAGCCAACGATGCCTCCTTCTGCGTTTAATTCT